ATGCTAGGTGTTTCACTTACTTGGCAGGGAAAGCTAGACAGCCAAGATGTCGCTAACGCCTTTCGAGCTGCGGTTGCAAAAGCAGCAGAAAGTAACGAAAACCTAGAAGCCGCTCTGAAGGTTGAAGAAGATGGCGACTTTACTTTTGACGACGTTGAGTTTGATGATGAAGACCCAGAGATTGACATTAACGATGAGTCTGACATCACACCAGACAAGCCAGAGGATTTCCGCTAGGTGTATCCTAGGCAGCCACTGCGCCCCAACCAGCAGAAACTAAAAGCTGTGTTGGGGTCGCAGTTTATGCCGTATACTTTTCCAAAAAGCATTGAACGTCCAAGCATCGTGACACATGACACTCCAGGTAAGGGTCAACAAGGAGAATCTGTTACTGGGGGCAAAAACCGCCAGACGTACATTCGTAAAGGTACTTACAGAGCTAACTAAGAGGTAACAGAAACATGTTTAGTAGTGCAGGATTCGTCGAGTTTTTAACTGTACTCGGGGCCTTTGTTGGAACATTGACAGCCACCCTAATGCTGTTGACTCCAATGTTCCGTTCCATCAAGTCTCTAAATACCAAGCTGGACACTTTCTTCCGTGACTGGGAAGGCACCCCTGCCTCTCCTGGTCGTGACGCCGTTCCTGGTGTTATGGAGAGGCTTAACAAGCTAGATGGCGAGCTAAGCAAGAACAGCGGCAAGTCAGTAAAAGATGCCGTCACTCGCATTGAAAAGCGTATGGAAGAGGGCAACAAGAAGTTTGACGAGTTAGAAGTACGGATTAAGAACATAGAGGCTAAACTGGGCTTATGATTGTAAAACAGCCATACAGCTTTGCGGGTTCCGACACCGTAAAAAGCGGCGTAAACAAGTTGGGCAAGCTTGCTGAAAACAAGTTTAACAAAGAAGCTAAGAAGGCAGCTGCAGTTAAGAAGACCAATGAGGGCATTCGTATGAAGGCTGCTGTAAAGGTGCTTGCAGCCGAAGATGCCAAGAAAGCTGCAAGAAACAAAAAGGCTGCTGAAACAAGGAAACGAAACAGAGAAGCAGCCAAGGCTGCTCAGGCCCCTAAGCCTCCTACTGGCTCTAAGTTAGTGCGTCAAAAGGTCGCTCAGGGTCCTACGAGAAAGAAGGGTTACTAAATGGCAACGTGTGCAAATTGTGAACTTGAAGCAAAGTACCAGTACGACGTAGCCCCTTCGTACTCAGTTCTGTACTGCTTTAAGCACGTTCCCAAGTTTCTTTCTGCTCAAATTGCCCAGGGACTTCTGGCAATCAAAGAGACAGAACCAGAGCCAGTTGTAACCAAGTCCTCAAAGAAGAAGACTGTGGTCGAAGAGCCTGTGGCTGAAGAGCCTGTCATCGACGAACCAATTGTTGAAGAGGCGGTCGTCGAAGAAGATGCCACTAATTAGAAAGTTTGCGGTGCAGGGACACGAAGTTCCAAAATCCGTCTATAATCCTCATGGGCCGTTTCCTCCCGAGATTCTTGCGCAAACTCGGGTTGTGTACGAAGAACATAACTCGGACTCTTTACACGAAGCATTAGATGATGTCCACCTCTACAGGTGTAGAGATTGTGGCGAAGTGCTTTATGAGGAAGAACTAAACAATCATGATTGTGAGGAAGAACAATGGCAGTAAATGAAAATGGCAACCTTGTAGACGACGCTGGAAACGTCGTTGTTGACCACGTATGGGGAAATATGCCCATGCAACCAAACGATGACCGTGAAGAAAACGGCGGAGGTCTTCTAGACGTAGACCTAGACAACCACATCATTGCTTACACTGGATGGAACGGTTACCCGCTATACGAGCCAAACACCGCAGGTCCTGAGGGTGCTGGCTACATCGTTGTACCAAGCGTTATTGGTCAGACTACCGCTAACGCAACCGACATCCTTGAGGATGCTGGTCTAGTAGTTACAGCTGCGTCTGCAACTGCTAACGCACGCAAGGACATCACTCGCTTTAACGCTACTAGCGCTACTGTTGCAGTGGTATACACCACTTCTGCAAGCACCGCTTACCCAGTAGGAACTAAGGTAACAATCGTTGCTGGAACGCCAGCTGGTTCAAGCCCAGTTAACCTACCTGCATACGCACTAGGCACCTGGACTGTCACCGCAGCTGACTCCAGCACCATCACCATTGCTGGTTCTGGGTTCACCATTGCTGACACCACTGGAATCAATGCAACTGCAACCATTAGCGGTGTTGCTGGAACCATCAAGACTCAGTCAGTCGCCGCAGGCGCTAATGAGATTGAGGTTGGCGATGCAATCACCATTACTCCTTACGCTGCAGCTAGCTAAGAAGTAAATAACCTTTAATAGGGGCTGTGTCCAGATAAAATGGGCACAGCCCTTTTACTTTAGGAGGAACAGTGGCTTATCCCGCAAAAGGGTATGACAAGTACGAAATCAATCGGCTTAGAGCCATTCGTACCGAAGTCACTGGTGACTGGTATCTACCTTCTTTCAATCAACTTAAAGATGACGACAACCGTGTTATAGGCCGTGTAAAAAGTCGTGGTGAGTTTATCCAGGACGATGAGGGCAACTGGTATAGACCTGTAGTTAACGTCTATAACCCAATGACCCCCGAAGATTACAAAGACGACTCAATCCGAGAAGCCATCGGAGCTGCACCAAACCAAAACCCTGTTCCACTAACCAACATCCCCACTTCTACCACCAACTACCGTCGCCCTAGAACGGTGGCGGCTGGCTACCAGAGATACATGGACAACCCTCAAGAGGGCAAGCTAACAGTCATGTTTCGTGATGGTACTTTGTACAACTACTACAACGTAACTTCTGGTGACTGGATTATCTTCCGAAACTCCATTTCTAAGGGACCGCTTCTAAACAGGGGCACCAAGGGTAACCCAGATGGCATGCTGTTGAAATACCCGCATGGACCAGCATCAATCACGGACGTACCAGAAGCTGTGCAGTCACAGCTTTACCGTATTGCTAGAGAAGCTCAGATTCGCTACAGATACCGCAAGGGAACACCGAAAGCAGCGGCACGCAAGGCTCAGTTCGCCCCAAGGAGCGCTACATCCCGTAGACTAGGTCAAAACCCATCACAAGGCGGAAGAAACCCGTATCAGAGATAATGCCAAGAATACATAACATCGGACCAAATCATTTCTTTCAATACATCGACTTCCCAGTTCAATGGGGCAAAAAGCTCTGTGTACGTGGATGGACGCAAGAGATTGACGTTCCCTTTAGAACATCAGAACCTTTAATCTTTAGAATGCCTAACCACAAAGCCTTTGTAGTAGGTAAGTGGACGGGTAAAATAGCAACAGAAGAAGAAGCACTAAGTCGAGCAATAGAAGGGCGAGTACTGTCAGATGAAGATTTTCTCGAAGGTTGGACCCCAGCAGCCTACCAAGATACAGAAGAGGGTAGCGAAGATATCGACACCTGAGCTAATCACTTGGGCAGAAAACGCACTATTCGTTATTGGTAAGAACCTTACCCATTGGTCTAGAAGTCAGGATGCTGCTTTATTGGAAGAGGCCCACTTGGGTGCTGAAGCACTGTTCGCCATCACTAGTGAATTGAAGACCAGAGAGCGCAATGGATGAGTTTAACGAAGTAGACGACCTTGTAGAAGATTACTTTGGTGAAGAAAAATTTGAACAAATCAGCCCAGAGTTCTACAAAGACGACTATGAAGAAGACGTCGACTCTTTAGAAGAGGAAGAATACGAAGAACTTTCGTCAGAGTTTGTCGAACGTCTTATTGAAAAGATTTTTAAATTTATGGCTGTTCTTATTGGCCATGACCTACACAGCTACCAAAAGCCACTAGCTAGACGCATTATTGAGTCTGTTCTAGTAAATGATGGCGAAGAAATAACCGCATTAGCATCTCGTCAGTCAGGTAAGACTGAAACAGTTTCAGCTACGTTATCGACACTGATGGTGCTGCTACCGTTGCTAGCTCGTCTGTATCCAGACCTGTTGGGGCGTTTTAAGGGTGGCCTATGGGTCGGTATGTTTGCTCCCACGGAGTCACAGGCAGAAACCCTATTCAGCAGAACAGTTACTTTCCTCACGTCTGAACAAGCACAGGCTGTTCTGGGAGACCCAGAGATTGACGATGTTGCTGCCAAAGTTGGTGGCGTCACTCGCATGATTCGACTAAAGAAGTCAGGGTCAACTCTTACAATGATGACAGCAAACCCACGTGCAAAGATTGAGTCCAAGTCTTTCCATGTAGTGGTAATTGATGAGTGTCAAGAAGCCGATGACTATGTAGTCGCTAAATCAATTTCTCCTATGTTGGCGTATTACGCAGGAACCATGATTAAGACTGGCACTCCAACTAACCGTAAAAACAATTTCTATAGGTCAATCCAACTAAACAGACGACGCTCCACTGCACGGGGTGCCCGCACTAACCATTATCAGTGGGACTGGAAAGATGTTGCGAAGGTAAACGAGAACTACGCAAAGTTCATTAAGAAAGAGATGCTGCGCATCGGAGAGGACTCAGATGAGTTCCAAATGTCGTACAACTGCAAATGGATTCTTGAGCGAGGCATGTTTGTCACGTCTTCCGTCTTGGATGAACTTGGTGACAAGTCTCAAGAGCTCGTCAAAGTCTGGCATAAAACCCCTGTTGTGGTCGGAATCGACCCTGCTAGAAAAATGGACTCCACTGTTGTCACTGTGGTCTGGGTCGACTGGGACCGTCCAGATGAGTTTGGCTATTATGACCATCGAATACTCAACTGGCTGGAGATACAGGGAGATGACTGGGAAGAGCAATACTTCCAAATAGTCAACTTCCTAAATAACTACGATGTGCTTGCCGTCGGAGTGGACTCAAATGGTGTAGGAGATGCTGTGGCTCAGCGTCTAAAGATTCTGCTTCCACGCTCTGAGGTTATCGCCATCACATCTAGCCAGAGCGAGCAGTCTAAGAGATTTAAGCACCTTCAGGCCCTAATCCAGCGCCGTATGCTCAGCTTCCCCGCTCACGCTAAGACCAAGCGGTTGCGTATTTGGAAGCAGTTTTACCAGCAAATGACGGACGCTGAGGTACACTATAAGGGACCAAACTTTACGGTCGCAGCTCCCAAAGAGAACTTCGCCCATGACGACTTTGTCGATAGTTTGGCCATAGCTTGCTCCCTAACGGCTGATTTAGTCATGCCAGAGGTAGAAGCTACCAGCTCGCCATTCTTCTAAAGAATTTTGAGTTAGCTATTACAAATTCGCTTTTCCAAGCCACACTTGTTATTGGAAAAAGTCGACATTCCACTAATTAAGGAGTTTTCATGGGTATCGCCCCTAATCCTCAGTTCCCTGAGCGTTCGCCTCAGAACTATGAAGTCAAGATGGCAGGCAACGCCGAGCGCCGTGGCCCACTTCGTTTCGAAGAGGGTGTTGCTACGGACACTGACGTACCAAGCGACTTCCAGAAGGGCATGGCAAGCGGATTTGCTGCTGCTCCAGGACGTCCAAACCGCAATGCCCCAGTTTGGCAGAAGCCAGCTGCTGAGACCCTCTCAGAGCGTGCACACGTTGGTTCAGCTGCTTGGATTGAAGCACCTACCTTCTTGGGTGAGTTTGCTCACGGTTCATACAGCCAGAACGCAGAACAGGTTATTGAGACCAAGGTAGTAACTGGTGGACGCACTCAGCGTCAGGCCCCAACTGTAGTCAACGACTAATAATCTCCTATTCCTTCCCCTGTGTAGCTACGGCAGCAGGGGAGGATTAGGTACTAGGAGTCGGCATGTCTCAAGTCCCAGTCAATCAGCGTCTTTACGCAATGGTGGTATTTCAAGCTAAACAGAAATACCGTGTTTACCCATCCCCAGGAGCTTCGCACTGGGTGCACAAAAGATACTTAGAACTTGGTGGCAAATTCAAGGACACTGCAGTAGAATCTGCTAAAAAAGAAGCTATAAGACGTATTATAGAACAGCGTAAAGAGCACCACGGTGCACATGGAGAGCGGGACATGGATAAGCGTAATCACAAAGGTAAGAAGCACGGAGATAACTAATGAGTGGTTCTTACTTTGACTTTTCTCCCCCAAGTTATAGAGCCGCATCTTCTGACCTAACAATTTCAATTTCTCCACTTGGACTAGTGGAGCTTGCCGATGAAGAGTTTGAGGTTCACGGTCCTCGTCTAAATCGCTACTCACTTAACTGGGCCATGTATCTTGGTCACCACTGGGGATACCGCCGTGAACAGGGAGAAATGCAAATCTCTGTAAATTACTACAGAGCGTTCATTGACTACCTAGCAAGATTTACTTTTGGTCACGGAATTCATTTCCGTAGCCCTGAAGCAACTGAGGCAATTGTTCCTAACCGTCTAGAGCGTGTCTGGAACATAGATAACGACAAGCAAAAAGTACTTCTTGAAATGGCCCAAATTGGAGGCATCACAGGAGACTGTTTCGTAAAGATTGCCTATGAAGAACCTTGGGAAGACTCTATTGGGCGTGCTCATCCTGGTCGTGTTCGTATTCTTCCTCTGAACTCTGCTTTCTGTTTTCCAGAGTTCCACCCACACGACCGCACAAGATTACTGAGATTTAAGCAAAAGTATCGCTTCTGGGGAACATCACTAGAAGGTACTCGTCAGGTATTTACTTACACTGAGATTCTTACCGATGATGTTATTGAGGAGTACATTAACGATGAGCTCATTGATTCGAGACCTAATCCGCTGGGTCTTATCCCTGTTGTACACATACCAAATATCCCTGTCTCTGGTTCTCCTTGGGGCCTTTCTGATGCTCATGACATTATTGCCCTAAACAGGTCCTACAACGAAATTTCAACTGACGTTGCAGACATCATCAATTACCACGCCGCTCCTGTAACAGTTATCGTTGGTGCTAAGGCTTCTAACCTTGAAAAGGGTGCGAAGAAAGTCTGGGGAGGTCTTCCTAAAGACGCACAGGTCTTCAACCTAGAAGGTGGAGGCGGTGGCATTCAGGGTGCAATTCAGTA